TATCTATCAACTGTACTTTGCGTTATATCTTTGCTCTCATAAGCATACTTTAACCACTGTTTATATACAGATGTAAAGGTTAGAGATTGGTCGTTTCTCATTTTGTGGTCAATTACTATTTTCTCATTAAGTTTTTGTTTTGTAGTAGCCGTAATCAGTCGTCTATTATTAGATTTAGTTGTATCTGGTACATATGTTTTCCATTTTTCATCAGATGCTTGCCAAATTTTATAATTGTGTTTTTTTAGTATTTCGCTCCTTTTCATCAATTCTATGTTATATAGCACACTGTCTGTATCAATCATATCATTTTCTAACACATACTTCAATATATCCTCTTTCAAATACTCTGTATTACTTATTTCCAAATCTATATATCACTTCCTTCTATTAATAATTACAGAACAACTCATACAGGTACAGAAGTTGTCCCATAATATCATTTATGTATTTGCTTTCTATTGCATTGCACTCTTCGATATCCTATAATGGTAAAATATCTACTTTAACTAAAATCAAAGGAGCATTAACATTATGGGATTAACACCTAAACAACCATTAAACACTAAAAGAATGAATTGGGATAAATTAGACTATCAATTAAAAACCTTTATTCGAGATGAAAACAGCGGTTTTACAATTAATGTAGCTAATTACATCATGTCCGAAGATGAAATAGTATCCGAATTAACTAAGTGTGGTTATACATGCGAAAAATATGGAGATGGGCGATTACTAATCAAATGATTTCGTTTTACTATCCACTACTACCTCTGCTATTGAGTCTACGTTTCCATTTAGGTAAGACACCTCTGTGATTATATTATCTATGTTACAACGTAGACCGCTAATCTCCGTTTTGATAGCAGAAGTAGTCATATCCAACTCTTCAAGCCCTTTGTTTAAGTCCATTATTCTTTTATTCACTTTAAGATACTGCAACTCTCCATACACGTTTGACACTATAATGCAAAATATTATACCTCTAATTATCCAAGTCCAATCCATACTTACACCTCACTCTTGTATAAAACAATTTCATTTAATACTAACGACTCTCCCAATGACTTCTGTACATCAATCACTCTCTGATTTGTACTTCCAGCCCATTTATAATTAACATCTGTTTTGTCTTTTTCAAATTTCCCATCTACTAAAACATCTATTAACTCTAGTATACAGCGTCTTGTTTCTGCATCCACATCAAATTCATATATAGCAGATTCAGGATATAAATCTTCCCAATAATATCCTGTGTATATCCAGATACTCTTATTAGGAAAGCGTTTCCTTATTCTTGTTACCAATTCAAATATTTTTTCTAAGTTATCACAGTACAAAGGGTCGCCACCACTAATGGTCAACCCCTCTATATAGTCTTGTTTAAGACTGTTTTCTATTTCTAATATCGCTGATTTATCAAGAGGAATACCTGAACTACTATCCCATGTTTGAGGATTATGACACCCATCACACTGATGTTCACATCCTGATATGAATAATGTAACCCTAAGTCCTTCCCCGTTACTCATATCATCGTGTACTATATTATGATAGTTTATATTTTCCAACATTTACATACTCACCCTATCCTTTATTTCTGCTGACTTTGCTTTGTTAAACCTATTATTCCCATGTATTCTTGTATATCCAAGGTAGCCTATTGCCCTATCGATTCTTGTGATTTCTTCACTACCACACTTCGGGCATACATCTAAACTCAATTCTTCATGACCACACTTTTCACAATATCCTAATGATAAATTTACACCTTCATATAAGCCTAATTTCATAGCTCGTTCTATTAAGGTAATGAATGCTTTTTTATTGTTATTACTTGTATATTTGACATATTGTATCTTACCACCATTGAATAAATCCCAGAATCTCTTTTCTGAATCTTGTTTTTGAATGGGTGTAATATCCTCTGCCACATGGCAATGAAAGCTATTGCTCATATACTCTCTATCTGATATATTTTCGATAATTCCATATTTCTTTCTAAATTGTTCTACTTGTAAGCCTGCCAAACTCTCTGCTGGCGTTCCATAAACCGCATATAGTAATCCATCTTCATCTTTAAACTCAGCAAGCTTATCATTAATATGTTGCATCACCTCTAATGCAAATTTACCATCCTCATAAATAGAAGTTCCATTGTAAAGTTGTTGCAACTCATTTAACGCTGTAATACCAAATGATATTGTAGCTGATTTCATAATAGGCTTAATCTTTTCATCTGGTTTTAACGTACCACCATAAAAGCCACCCTCACAATAAGCAAGCGGATTTGTTGATGCTTTCATTTCACCAAGGTAATCAAATGTTCTCTTATGTAGTCCATGAATTAGTTCTAAATATTCATCTAGCACTTCATAAAAATCTCTATTTTCATGTTCTGCTTTTGCATAAATCATACAAATGTGCAAACTAATAGCACCTAAATTCCAACGTCCCTCAAAGACTGGTTTATCATTATCATCTTCTGGTGTTATTCCTCCTCGTTCATACCAAGGACTCAAAAATGCACGACAACCCATTGGACTTACAACTTCTCCATATTTCTTATATATTTCTGGAACATATCCCTCACCACTCAAGCTCAACCAATCTGGATACATTGTCTTCATACTACACTCAATTCCAGCCAGAAAAACATCATGGTTTTCTTTTCCTTCAGCATGTAAATTCTCGTCATATAAGAACACTAGTTTCGGAAATAGTACAGGTTTCTTCTGTCCTTTTTTACCTTGTCCTGTTTTATGAACGTCTAAGAAAGTAATAGAAGCCATTTTGCCAAATACACTAGTATCCAGTCCAAATGTCATCGTTGTGAATGGATAATCGCCACGAGAAGAACCAACAGTATTCAACTTGTATTCAATTCCTTGCCATCCTTGTTCAAACTCACGTTTAACCTTAGCTGTTGCATATTTGTCAGCACTGCTACCCAATGAACATTTGCCATGTTTACAAAGTGTCGTTACATCTATAAATCCTTTGGTAATCCTTATATATTCATCAACATACTTTTTATAACTTTTCTTAGCATATGGTGCTAAAATACTATCAACCCGAGGCACAGTGAAACCTCCATACTGACAACTCGCTGCACTCATGATAATATCTCCCATGACATCAAACGCTGTGTCTAATGTATTAGGTTCGTTATACCAAACATTACCCATTTCAAATCCACCACGCATTACATCTCCAACAAGAAAATTACAACAATTCATTGTATCCAGTCTTGCACTTCTATCGTGAATGTAAATATATCCGTCTTTCGCAGCCTGGCGCTCATCTAATGTTAAGAAGAACTTCTTATATAATTCACTATTCAATTCGTTATATATCAAACTTCTTTGTGTCGCCACTAACGCACTATCCGTATTGGCATTACCTCGATCTCCAATGTATCGAATCTTTTGACTTTGTTCGTACACCTTATCCATCATGTGTACAAAATCCTTCTTGTAGTTTCTATATTCCTTATATGTAGCCGCCACCTTAGGAAAATAATCTTCAAGTGTCGACTCTACATAATTGTGCATATCATGAATATCAGTATCTTCAATATCATTTTCTACTAACTTTTCCCATACACCATTACAAATCATAGAGAGGTCTTCATCTGATAGTTTAACGATTGCTCTACTAGCCGACTTATTACAAGCAGTAATAATTTTTTGTTCATCGTACATTTCTCTAGTTCCATCTTTTTTAATAATATGCAAAATCAACACCTCCTATCTAATCAAACAGCATCCATTTACACCTTTAGTCACAAGTGTGTAATAGTAGGAATTACTTTGATCGAAACCATAGTTTTTTCTTGTTATATGTTCTATATCTAAATCATATCGCCCCATCTTATCTTCATCACCAATCAATACATCTGCACTATCTGGTACTTGATTAATAATTTCTTTTAGTTTTCTTGCTTTAATAAATTCTAGTCCTCTCTCTCTCTCTCTCTCTCTCTCTCTCTCTAACTTAAATGGTAAATCATCACGTATTCAATAAGGTCATCTATATTTGCAAATATTTTATCTGTCATTTCAATTTGCCACGGATGTAATTCTTTTGTATCTTTGCATAATCCCACTATAGGTATTCTATGCTCATATCCAATAGCCAACTCCGCCATTGTTCCTAATGACTGTGGATTCTCAAAGTTTGTAATTATCAAGTCACTCTTTCTAACCCTGTTTAATTCAAATTGCATAATCTCTCTTTCGCTGTCATATGCATTTGGGTTTTTAAAATTATAATAAATTACTGGGTTTGTAACATATGCTTTAAAGTTCCCATCAAAATTATCAAGCTGTTTAGTAATTTCTATTCTCCAACCCATAGCTTCTTCGTGAGGAATATCGCTCACAGCTCCAGCTAGATATATTTCTTTAATTTTCATCTCTATTTCCCCACTCTTTCTTTACAATAACCATGTTTGTTCAAACGGTATCGAAATACACTTATCAATTCATCCCAAGGTGCATTCTCTATCCAACGGGCACAAGTATGGTCTTTGCACTCGTTGTTATCGCAATAAACAATCTGACTATTCTTTTTCATTTTCCAATTCCTTAATTTTTCTATCGAGATACCAATATGCCTTTCTAAGATCTTCGACCTCTTTATTCTTATCCTTCTTGCCTGCACGAGATATATACTTAACTACATTTCCGAGACAGTATCCTAATTTCTTGTCTTCAATATAATCTATTACTTCAATCTTCGAATCAGTATAATGTGCTGGTCGATTTATAATATCAAACTTTTGTTCTTCCATCTCTTACCTCCTCTCCATCATAATCTCTATAACGTTTAATTCTGTTGGTAAAACCAATAGCCTTGTCATACCCGCATCCAAACATTTCAGCACAATGTCCTCTATAAACACAGTCTGGTACACACAGGTTATAAAGCTCTGGTTCACACTCTTTGATACTATCTAATATCAACTGCCAAGCCTGTCTAGTTTCATTACTGGCTGCAGTACATATTCTTTTTCTACTTATGTTAATAAATGCCTGAAAATTAATTCTTAATCGTACATTCTGTAGTGTATTTCTGTTAGGAATTTCATCGTAATCAGCTCTATCAGAACGTAGAGATTGTACATATTTTTCTATCCCATTAAAATGCCTAACTAAATGTGTAATCACAAATGACGGGAAATCATAACAATTTAATATAAAAAACCATCTCTAATTGGACTGTGTTCCGCCTTTAATACTTTCGTCTTCCATTCAGTTGTCGGATATGTTCCTTCGCCTTTACCAACTGTAAATAGACAACTATCTTTAATTTCTTGCCACATATCTTGATACCATGCTATTTCTACTCTCAAATACATCTCCTTATTCTTCTACGGGTAACTCCTTTAATGTTTCAATATCTAATTCCGAATAAATAATATACTGGCTATGTGAACCAAAATCGCAAATTAGCTCTCCGTTCGACATCCAATGTCTATTGTAATATCTTTTAGCTTTATAATTGTCATTAAGATAGGCAAGCTTGATTGAGTCTAATTTATCTAAGCTATCTCCTTCACCTAATAAAACTCTTTTACCATCACTTATGTATTCTAAATATACTTTCATGCTTTATTCACCTCATTTCTTTTGAGAAACAAGCGCACTCATACTTTGTCAATGTTTCATCAAACGTATAATTATCTCCTCTTCGCTCTGTGTGTTTACTAATACTCATAGGTTCTAAACATTTTTCACAAATCTTATGTTCTTCGCATATTTTCTCAAACCTCTGATAATATTTATAATCACGAGTATAGTCATACAATTCTCTTAACATTTCCGCTATGCTATATGTGTCGCTATAATAACTTTCTATTGCTTCTATTATTTCGTAACTATGTTTCATAAACTCTCCCTACACATTCGTAAAATTATATTTCTGTTGGGTCTTCTTCTACTATTGGTTCTTTTATCATTTTTAAAACATATGGACAATTTGTATATCTGATTTCATATGCTTCTAACTCCTTGTCGCCATCTGTTTGCATATGGTATAGGAACTTTTCAAAAACCGACCTTATAGCTTCTTCTGTGAAATCTTCTTTTTTATCAGCCATTTTAAAATTCCCACCGCCCATATCTTTCACATTTCCCAAATGTATTGCTCCTGTAAGAGGAGACACTAATAATTTCTTCATAATTTACACCGCCATTTCTATCATCTCATATTTAAACGTCTCAATTACTACTGGTTTCTTTCTATACTTACTCATAACTCACCTGTTCCTTATCTGCTCTCAATCTCACAAACACTGGAAATTGTAAACTCTCTAATCCGGTATCTTTGTTCTTTGAAACCTCTTTGTATTTCACCTCTACAATTTTTCCAATTAGTTCATCTCGTCTAGCCCAAAAATCATTTCTCTGACCATCGCCTAAACCAATACCAACTAATGCGTCTATTTGCGTTTGAGATAATTTATATTTCCTCGTACATATACTATCCCCTTTTGATAATTGTCCTGCTTTAACCCTCCCACTCTTTGTAAATATTTTATGGTTTTTAGTAACAATGAGTTTACTTTTTTGAGTACGTCCCCTAGCTGTTTCACAATTTATTTGAATCCATTCATCCATAGGTTTAACACCATTATCAAATGTATTTTTTACTCTTTTCGGAGTTATTTTAAAAGTTGTTTCATCAAACGATAATACCTCATCTCCTATTTCTATGTTTTTTATTCGCTTGTTGCTCCCGTCGCTCATTGTAATACTCATTGTAATAAGCGTTTCAGGGGCGAAACATCCATTCAATTTTTGACTAAGGAATATTAACTCGTCTTTCTTCAACTTCAACTTGTCCTGACCACTTCCCAACATCACGTCCCATATAGGAATTAATCCCCTTTATTAACAGTCTTGGCATCACAACCCAATCGCAATGTTTTAGTGATTAGTTTCTCGTAGAATTCACGATGTTCTTCTGGCTGAACACTGATAAAAGCTTGTATCCATTCAACATATTCGTCTTTTCCCGTATTATGACTCTCAAGATATTTTATGCACAGATCCCAATCCGTGGTTATCTCGACAATGGTGGGGTTAATCTTCTTGCCTAACTTTTTCTTATTAATACCCGTCACAACATTCCCGTCCAATAGGAACACCAATGTCTTCTTAAACAGTTCATTATCGGCATTTGCCTTAATTATTTCTGCTTTTTCATTCTTACTACTAGTAGCTTGAATTTCCTTAATAATCTCTATAACTCTATTCATTAAAACCTCCATTCTCCAAAAGATAATCCAAAATCCTTGGCGTATAATCCATGTAATCCAACATACAACCAACATTAATACACACCATTGGTATTTCAAAATTCGTTTCAATATTAACTCTATTACACGTTTCTTGATACAACTTTCCTTGTCGTGTATTATGCACATGACCGTATAGATGTATACCACCTCTGAATTGGTCTTCATATGCAAACAACGGATAATGACTTAGATTAACGTAATACTCACCGTCTTTAATCCGTTTATAATCTTGTACAGATTTAAAATGAGCAAGTACTGAGCTATTTAACTTGTTATCATGATTCCCTAGAATCAAATGCTTATGTCCTTCAAGTCTTTCCAAAATGGAAATAGTTGCAACTGCGCCAGTCCAACTAACATCACCTAAAATATAAACATCATCACCTTTATCAACCACACTGTTCCAATTGTTCACAATATATTTTGTTCTTTCTTCTACACTGTCGAAGCCTTTTGCGCCATTATGACCATCAAAGGCAATAATATTCTTATGTCCGAAGTGTAGATCACTAATGTAATATTTCATTATCTACTGCTCCTCATCTAACAATGTTTCTATATATGTACAAATCTCTTGATATGCAACTTTTACTGATTGATACACAAACGCCGCATCCACTTCTATAGAATTAGGCGTTTCATTCTGAAGTTGCTCGCTCTCTTTCTTTTTTCTATTCACATAGTTCAAAACTCTCCATAATGTTTTGTCTATGGATTTACCATTGTAAAAATATTCTTCCTCTTGTAAAAGTGTCGTATCATATAGATTATCCATGCGAAACTCTATAGTTCCATCATTGTTCTCAGCGATTATGCTATTAATTTTTCCTACTTTCATATCTTCGATTCTCATTTTTATCACCCACTTTTATTACCCTTTTATTACTTACCTGCTACTCTGCCTCTTTTACTTCTGTATCAAACCATGCTTGTTCCCCATTTACTGTCATAAAATATTCAACTCTTGTATGTATATCACATCCCATTGAATCACCTCTTTCTAAACTCACCGTAGAAACCGTGTTCTATCAGTAACTAACCTCTATATAATCCAACACTTTACCAATTCCTAATTTATTAATACAAAAATCATATTGTTTAGGGTGCGTTATTTTCATCTGTTGAAATCTATTCGGTTCTTTTTCTAAGTGGCAACCAAACATACAAAACATACAGCCTGTTCTATCGCACTTAGTTGTTTTCAACAAATCCTCTTTCTTTTCGTCTTCAATAATATCGCCATAGCATTTAGCTATTTCTAATTCATTCAACTGTAGGTAATTGAGTACATCTTGTTCAGTCCAAAAACTCATCGGATTACTTTGTTTTCGTGTTCCCTCAAATGAATTACACCCGTATCTCAACCAGCTTTGAGTCCTAAGCCTACTTTCTGTTGCCATGACTCCCACAATCGGTTTCTTTTTAGTTTTTCGCTCAAATGCTTTCGCTGGATCTTTTTTCATTACATTGCAACATTTGTGAGATATTTTAAATGGTGCATCAAATAAGTATTTCCATTTTGAGCAATTATATGGACTAGGCTTTCCATCCTTACCCACTCTTTCTCCAAACAATTTAGTTCTCATTGACTCCCATCCACGTCTAGCACCCCACACTGCCTCGGCTACCTCTTTGCTAATTAAAGGATAGCCATATTCCTCAATAACTTGTCTAAATGTCTTTTTGGGTTTTAACCATGTGATATTTTCATATAATTTAACAAACTCTCTTACTTCTGGATATTCTAAACCAGTATCTATAAACACACCTTCTATGTCTGGATATAATTGTCTGGCAATATCCAGTAACACTGTACTATCTTTGCCGCCACTGAATGACACATATACATCACCATTAAAATAGTCATACCAAGCTCGTATCCTTTGTTCTGTCATACGAATTTTTACATTCAATGGCAATGACTGTTTTTGTCTTAATTCCCATATCTCATGTTTCGCCAAATTTTTCTCCTTATACTCTTTAAAATCCTGTTTCTACGTCTATGTATAATTTTGCCCCTACAACATCTCTCCTGTCCCGCCTCCTAGTTTGTTTCGGTGCATGGGTCTTATACCAAGTCTGGTACACAACCAGTTTAGTTTGCTCTGTGCTTCATACATTCGCAATCTTTTTTCTTTTGTTTCGCTTGTTTTATAGTCTCTTTCGCATTCGTTATAAATTTTTGCTATCTCTCTCGCTACTCTTTTTTTACTTATAAATCCTAAGTTTTTCATCCTCTTTCTCCTTTTAAAATCAATCTTCTATATTGTTGTTTCGTATGGCTCTGGCAGTGGCATCCATGCAACAATATACTCTCTCTTGCTTGCAACATTCCACCCCATACCACCGTTGTCTATTAGATATAGTGTAATTCCAATATCGCCATCGTTATCTGTCGTGAGATATAAATCTGCTTCTTCTGGCATTCTATCTTTTGCTAAAATCCAATTATCATTTAGCTTCATCGGAGTGATGAGAACATCGGCTAACATTATTTTGTTTTGCTCTTTAATCTGTTCGCATAATTTTTCACAATCAGCTTTTGATATATCTGATGAGTCCAATGTTAGTACTCGTCTACATCTTATTTTTTCAATCTCTTCTGGCTGGAGTCCTGTATTTTCATATTCTCGTAATTTTAAATATACTTTGTCTATGTTTTCCATATCTGGTTCTTCTGCACTATACCAAAATTCTTCACCGAGCCAGTTCGGATTTTCTTCTGTTAATCTGTTCATCTATATCTTCCTTTCAACTACTACAATTGTGTCATTATGCCATCCACCATGAGGCACTAATAATATCTCTACAATTTCAAACCCATATTTCTTCCCGATCCCACCACTATTCCATGAACACGTGATAGCAATTCCTTCGGGTTTTACAATTCTCTGAATTTCTGCTTTTTGCTTTGACCAGTAACTTCCTTGGGTTGTTTGCATATTTACAGTCATATCCATCTTCTTGTAGCACTCAGCGACTTGCCTTGATGAATATGGTGGGTCAAACAAAACTGTATCTACACTTTCATCATCAAATATCTTCAGAAACTCTAAAGCATCCATGTTATAATCTGTATCAAAAGAATCGTCTAAATCATTTGTAATAGTTGCTATTTTATTCTTGTTTGCAAACGGATCAATGATAATACCATTTGCGTATCTATGTATTAATTCCTTAATTGGTTTTATGTCGAATGTATTACTACTCGGCATATTCCAAACTCTATTTATTACTATTTATTTCACCAATCCTTTCAAAATATGTACTATTACATCTACAGTCCATCCATCCCCTAAAACATCGGCAGCTTCGTTTCTTGTTAAGCATTGAGTATATCCAGAAGTTACGGTTTGACATCTTTCTAACTCTCGTTGTGTCATATACCGAACACCGTTATAAACTGAAATATCACCACTATCATCAACAAGACTTTCTATCTCTTTTGCACTCAACCCTTTAAAATATGTATCGTAATGTTGCTTACAATCTTCAAAATGTTGCTTTGACTTAAATATTAAAGTGGTAAATCCCGCCGAGTAATATCTGTGAAACATTTTTAACGGAGTGGTTAACGGACGACTATCGCTAACCAACAACGCCCTGCTTTTATTGCGATTGCTGTAGCCGTGTTCGATAATATCTTGTAGTTCTACTCTCGCATCTACATCAAAATCCTTTGTTGGAATATTCGTCCAATAAAGCCTATCCCTTAACTGCGCAGAAACAACACTACTATTAATTCTTTGAGGTCGCACACCCATCAATTTACTAATAAAATCTTCATCATCCTGTTTCATTCTTGCTACATTCTCCATAAAGAAATACTTTGGATTTATTTCCTTTAAAATTCGATTACACTCGATAAAAAGTCCTGACTTCTCTTTATTACTCAAACCAACTCTCAAATTACTTTTCATCGCTATTGAGAATGTTTGACAAGGACTTCCAAATATTACAATGTCAATTTCTGTTTTGTATTCCCCTTTATCCGTATAAAGGATTCCATTTGCATATTTGATTTTATTTACATCACCTACATGAATGGTATTTGGAAAATTACTTTTCGTTACTTTTATACCTATATCTTTAATTTCACTTGCATAATACTTATCAACTTTAATTCCAGCTCTTTCAAAAGCTATCTGCCCACACGACATTCCATCACACAAACTGAGTACCTTGTACCCCCCTCCACTCATATTTTCAAGTGGTTTAGATATCATAATTTCTTCGTTATTCATTTACTATTTGGAGAAACTTGCAAGTTTATTGTCCGGACAACTCGCTCTCCTTTTTATTTGTCTTCAAAACGTCCATAGAATTGTGAATTTATAGGGTTTTCAAACCCCTCTATGCTATTTTTAGTAACATTGGGTGTAAACCTACACCCTCTATTCCCTCGCTAAAAGCATCAGGAAATACCTTTTTTAGTATCTGATATGCACCATTTACATCTGCGTTAATGTTTATCCCTTTGTTGCTCTTGAATAATCCTCGTGTAACTCGTCTTGACTTATCATAATTTTCTTTAGTCGGCAATTCACCATCTAAGAATGATGTACCAGAGGTGTAACTCTCTTCATTTCTGACAAATCCAACACCGGCAGTTTCACACTTATATTCAACTTGCTTGATAAACATTTCATACGGCAGATATTTAAAATTTTGCATATGTTTAGTATCTTGTTTCCATTTCTTGTTGTTTCCAATAATCAATACATCTACTTCATTATCAACACACCATTTAACCACCCATTTACTAATACAGTGCATCTTAAATTTGATTTTCTCGTATCTCTTATCAGTTAGCCTTTGAAGTCTATGTGACCATTCTTTATTGTTTGATTTCTTGAGATTGCTTTGAGTAGCAGCGACTTTCTTATTGTAGTATTGATTAATAGATTTCAGCTCTCCACCCTTAACAACAATCGGCTTCTCACCGAAGTTATTTACTATAGTTATGAAATTACTTACTCCTAAATCAATACTGGCTCCTCTGTTTGTTTCTTCTCTCTGGTCTGGTATTTCTATCTCATAGACT